GAAAGAAACCGAATTTCGTTTTAATCATCGCCGTGATAATCTCTATCATGAAATTCTTAAATTGTTACGTTTAAACCCGCTTTAACTTCCTAAGCCCCCTATTAATATTCCCGGCTGACAAAGTGGTTCCGACGGTATTAGATAACAGTCAGTCCACAGAGTATTCAATGCCTGATTACTGCCGCCGCCGCTCACCGGCCATGCAAATCCAGTTTCCGCGTCAGTTCCGGAGAAAAAAGCTCTACCGGTAGAGCCGTAGGTAAAAGCGGCAAGGCTGGTATTTGCCGCAAAATTAGATGCAAATAATTGCACCGGTGTTGGAATGGGCGGGTTAAAAGCCTTAACAACGCTGACTGTTGCATTATCAATTGCCATATCACGCTCCTGGGCCGCAAGTCACTAACCTTGCCAGCACAAAATAAAGCCTTGCAGCATCAACCGTGGGCGCGGCTGAAAAGTGAAGCCCAAAATCAACATTCATATTGTCTCTGTCCATATTCTCAAAATCGGTGATACCGAAGGCAGAGTGCGGATTATTCGTGCTTGGGCCGCCCCAGTTATCAAAAGCATTAACTCGAATGCCCAAATGCTGGATAGTAGTCGCATCAATCCGCCTGAACCGCAGCATCAATTCCGGAATGCCATCATTCGCTGCTGATGTCGTTGTGCTGGCGATGGCGTTGTTATTCGCCATCGTTGCATTGCTCCCAATATGCACATCCCGGTAAATGGTTTTAGTGTTATCACCGGCATCCGTTGATGTCCGTTCTATAACTGACGTGAACTCCATCAAGTCACCGTCCTGCCATAAAGACCCCTCAATTGGAGAGTAAGGAAGAACAAACTTGGCCACAGATACTGGCGTAGCGCTACGAGTCGGTGCAACGTTGTATTTGAGCAGCAAGTTAATAGCTCCACCTACCGCCCGCCATCTAGTACCGTCAGCAAATAGTGCGTTGCCGCCAATACCTGCGTCGGTTGGCCTATAAATAAGTCCGGGGTGATCCTTGGCGGAAGGAATGTCGTAGAACGGGCCGGATATAAACTTGCTAGCCAGCTTATTTCCATCCTTGTCTATAAAATAATCAGAAAAACCGCCAGTCATGTGTACTCGTGGGATACCCAGCGCTTTTGTTTCTTCATCAACATCTGACGGAACGCTTACTCCGAACATCATTACCTCCACACCTTATAGATATAGACCGTTCCTGTTGAGCCTGGATTGCCTACGATGGCGATTCTGTCGTTTTCGGCAACGTCATACAGCCATACGGTTTTTTTGGGGATTATGTCTTTTGCAGTTGTTGGCGTCAGGCTGCTGATATCGCCTTGATCAATCTTGATGAAACACAGCTCGGTTGCATAAACTTTGTATGAACCGGCAGGCAGCTGAGATGTTTGCGCAGCACTGCCAGAAATACTCAGAGGTTCAATATCCGGTGTACCTTTTATATAGAGTCCTTCCATATTCCCATCCTATAGATCGATAAAACCTTTCGATTTGAGCCACATCGCCAGTCCCACAGCGACAACGCCAATCAACCAAAGCGCTTTACTGACCACACCCTTTCCAACCTCCCGGTAAACCTGATCCGCCATTTTGTTTAGCGCCCTTTCCGCAGCTCTTTCGGCGATCTCCTCAACTTGCTCTTCTGTTAAATACGGGCATCCGCCGCCTGGGTCTTTGTCGCTCATCTAGCACCTCTGATTTGTTAATTAATAATCAGCCCGCAATACCAGGCTCAGATGTTGGCACCAACAATCAGGCCCAAGATAAAGCTGCCCAGCACCACAGCGCCGGTGATCAATGCCGTCCATCTGCTGCGCAGAATTTTTTCAATATGCGGATCGACAACTTCATCCGCCTGCGCATTAGCTATTTCCAGTTGTTGAAAACTTTTATCCGCATTTTTCTTGGCTTGCACGATCGCGTCCATAACACGCTCCTGCACTTCGTTCACGCTGCTGGTTTTTACAGCTTCGTGAATTTTGGCCAAGTCATCTTCAAGTTGCGTTCTGATTCCCTTTAGCATTTCCGTCTCCAAAAATAAAAAAGCCGCGTTTTATCGCGGCTTTGGTTGATAAATTCAGTTCAGTTCCTGGTCATTCTATTTTCAAAACTTGCAATTCCTTTTTCTTGGCATTGCTACGGCCAATGGCGCTTTTGCCTTCGTTTCCAGCGTTGATGCGGAGCGTGGTGATCCACGCGCTGCGGGTGAAATTCTGCTCCACCGATTCGATTAAGTAAGTTCCATCGGCTTCGTCCTTGATGCCGGTCAGTTCCAACCACTTTTCCGCGCCTACATCGCCTCTGCCTTTCATTAATTCAACACGGCCGCTCATCGTGGCACGGTTCAGCGCGACCTTGCGGCTTTGGGCTGCGGCCTGAGCTTCCGCTGCTGTGGGGTGGATATGCCGGTCGGTGTGCTTGGGCGCATGCGCGGTGCCCGGCGCCGTTTCGTTCGTCAAGACGATGGTTTGCAGTTGCCCGGTTGCGCGATTCTGATAGCTCGCGCGCACTTCGCTGTATAGCGCCCGATCAGGAAACGACAGTGAATAGCTGGCGATATCGTCACGATGCAGCGCAATTGTCGGCAGTTCGATTCCGCTGCCGCTTTTGCCTTCCCCGCGGGTGATTACAATCAGCTTGCCGTCCTTTACGGTAGCCGTTGCACCGTACTGGCGTGCCATGCGGGTGATGAAATGCACGTCGGATTCATTAATCTGATCGGCGCGGGCAATGGCCGGATTCAACGGGCAGAACGGCTGCAACGCATTATCCCAGGCAATATCACCAACAATCGCATCCAGCGTGGTGTTTTCCCACGAGCGGCGCTTTTGCTCCTTGAGCGATGCAACCATATCCGCCGGTTTGGCGCGGATCATCATGCTCTGCGGCGGACCGTTGATTTCTATTTCATCGACCGTGTAGCGGCCTATGAACGACAGTTGCCCGTCGCCTTCGTAGCCCAGGCTGATTTCAAGCGTCGCGCCCTTTTTCGGGAAGGCAACAGCGCCGTCACGGTCATCTATCACGATTTCGCAATCGTCCGATTCCAGCCCGGGCTTGTCGGTTGTGCGCAATGACAGCAACCGGTCACGCAACAGGTCGGTGATGTCCTGATTATCGGCGATGACCTTAAAATCCGGTTTCAATCGTCAGCTCCACAACTGAATTTGTTTTTTGGTTTGCGCCGGAAGATCCGGCAAACGGATAATCACGCCCGATGCAAACGGCTGAACCACTTTGGCCAAACCGGGATTCGCGTGGATAACCGCTTCCACGGTGCCATTCAGGCTGCCGTAATGCCGGTAGCACAGCGTATCCAGCCGGTCGCCGTCAGATGTTTTGATAGTCTTCGCCATAACGCTGGAACTCTAATGTGAATTGTTGCTTGCGCGGCATACCGTCGGTAAACAGGCCGCTTTGTTCTTCCTCGATACGTGCCAGATACCAGCGGCCGAAATTTTCACCGTACCCGCTGGTGAGATTAACCGGCAGCATGTCATAACCGATCCGGCGCAGCCGGTCGAGCTGGCCGCTGCCCGATTGTTTAGTAAAAATCGCGCCGCTCAAAGTGATGGTTTCACCGCCTTTCGATACCGCCTGCAAGGCATTGGTGCGTGTCAACCGGTCCTGCGTTGCGACGTTATATTGAGTCTGGCGTCGCAGTGTGTCGAATCCGGCCGTCTTCAGGTTGAAATAGAATCCCTCCCCTCTTGCAGTTGTCATCACCAGAAGATGCGCATGCGATGCACCGGCGCCAGGCAAACCGGCACCGAAACCGCTCAGTAAATCCCCCGGTTGCAAAGCCGTGAGTTCTATTCCGGCCAGCGGGTTTTGCAAATCCGGATTGAATGCCACGTTAAACGCCCGCTGCACGCTATCGAAAATCCCGCCGGTCGACAGCACGGCGTTATTGATCGATACCCCGACACCATTGATGATGCTCAGCGGATCGCCGCCGGAAATGCTGGTGATCCCTTGTGTGATCCGATTTCCCAACGTGCGCGCCAGTGAAATGGCATTGCCGATACTGCTCAAACCGCGCGCGGCTGCGACCGCTTCAACACCCAGCACGCCGCTGGCCAGCAGACTGTTTGCCTGGGTGAGCACCTGCCCTGCCGCTTGCATGTTGCCGGTACCGGCGCTTTCAATCCGGCTTAATGAGTCAACCAGCAGGATCAGATTCTGAGCTGTTGTACTGCCTGCAGTGGCGCTGCGCGTAATAATGCCCTGCATGCGCCGGGCTTGCTCGCAGGCAACACTGCAACGGCTTGCCGCCGTATCGATCAGATCATTGAACATGCAGGAATCCTAGCGATCTATTGCGCGTATGCAGCATCGAACATCGCGCCGTTTGCGCTTCGCGCTTGCTTTTGTTCAAACACGCGCTCCAAATGCCGCATAATCTCATTCGCCATCAGGTTCGGGTCTTTTGCATCGCCTTGCACGGTCACCTGAATCGACGGTGAAAAGGTATTATTTTGCGGCGCTGGTTCGGTCATCGCCTTAGACGCAGCGGCTTGTTCCGGGTGCATCTTGTCGTACAGCCAGCCGCCCAGCGTGGTGTTCTCACCGGTCATTTTTGACAGCCCCTTATCGATCAGTGAACTGATACCGGTACCGATGGCATAGCCGCCAGTCAATGCACCAAGCAAAGGAAATGCTGCACTGCCTGCCAGTGTCGTCCCACCGGATGCAGCCGCACCACCAGCACCGGCCAGACTAAGCGCGCCGCCGATTTTCGCAGCACCCGCAGCCATCAATCCGCCGCGCAGAATATTAAATATCCCGCTGCCGATCTTAAAAATTCCAAGCATAGATTTGAAAATCGCAAACGCGGAAGCTATTGCCAGAATACCTTGCGTGACTCCAGGAAACTGGCTGGCCAGCGAAGATATTGTCTTGCCAATATTGATTAATCCCGTTGCTACCGTATCGGTAATAGGACGCAATGCATCGCCGATGCTGACCATTGCTTCGTCAAAAGCGTACCCTACTTCCCGCCATTTCTTAGCGGAAGCTGCCCGCCGGTCTGCCAGATCCTTTTCAATCTTGGCTTCACCATCAGCCGCCTGAATCAGTTTCAGATTGCTTTCATGCAATTTCTGATTCTGCAGCACGGCAAGCGCCGCTTGTTTTGCCTGCCGGTCGGATATGAATTCCGACAACCCAGCCATTTCAAGATAGCCATCAAGCATCTTTTGCGCGGCTGCCGGGTCTTGCGCATCGGCTATTTGTTTTTGCAGATCGGCCATTTGTGCCGCTTTTGCTGGATCTGACTGGCTCGACATTTTTTGAACCAGTTTCAAAAACGCAGTGACCGGGTCGAGCCCCTGAGAGATCGCCAGTTCCATCGAGTTTTGCAGGCTGAAGCCTTTCTTCTCGAACTTGGATCTAGTGTCTTCGGACGTGATTTTGCTGAACAAATTGGCCAGGTTATTCGCCGCTTCATCGGTACTGCCGGCCGCTTTCATTTGCGTTTGCAGCATATTGGCCAACTCCGCCGTGCCGCGTTCGCCCGAGAAACCGAACATCGTCATTTGCGGCATTAGGCTGGCAAAATGCTTGGCCATGTCTTTCGACTCGAAGCTGCCCAGATCACCGGCAACCGCTACTTTACCGAGCGTTTTTTCCATCAATGCGGGATCGGTAATTCCTGACTGGCGAAGTGCCAGAATCATCTTGGCAACGTCTTCGGATTGGGCATTCTGGCTGATACTGAATCGCGCTATCGTTTTGGCCAGGCTGGCAGCCAGCGGAACTTCCATACCACCAGCAACCAAGGTGTTCACTGCTTGGGCAAGTTCGTTGCGATCCATTCCAGTGCTTTGTGCATCCTTGCGGATGCCTTGCCCTAACTCGGTTTCCTTGCCAGTACGGGCAATTCCACCCTTAATGGCGATATCGCGGATAATGGCCTCATAGTTCGCCGCAGCCATTGTCGGAATGACCGTTGCACCAACCACACCGGCAATTGCCCTTCCTGATTCTTTGATATTTTCTATTCCCTCACCAACCTTGATCCGCCCGGCGGCACCTAATTCCAATCCTTTTACTGTTTTGCCAAGCTGTTCGTATTCGCGCTTAAGATCCTTCACGCCAATGCCGTGCTGCTTTAGTACATTAATATTTCTATCGTGCTTTTCTTTGAGCTTCGCAAATGCATCGGTACCAGCAGCCTTGATTAACTCTTCGCGCAGGCGTATCGTATCTCCTACCATTGACTGAAAGCCGCGTGCTTTCTCAGCTTTCTTCTTAAAAACATCGATCTTCGATGACGCTGAATTGATTGCACTGGCAAAGCTGGCACCAACGGCACCGCCGATGATCATCCCTAAACTGATATTGTTACCGAATGCCATGTTAAATATTCTCGATTGGTTATATCAATTAGCAGCCTGGGTGTTTCTTGTAAGTATGGTCATCTTCGTGCTTTTTTATTGCTTGCGGCCGTTCTTTTCAGTATTACTGGATTGCTTTGAATTCTTCTGCAACTTGGCAGAGCGCAATAAAAGATAAACTCAACACCGCTTCAACCACTCGATAAATTCGGGCAGTTCCAATTCATCTATTTCCGACGGCTGGAAATGGTATGTTCTGGCAACTCTTGCCATGCAGTCCCATAAATCCTTTTCATGCGGTATTCCGCCGATTCCTGTTTCAGCCTTTAACCATGTGCTGAAATGCGTTCTGGAGTTTGCCGTAATCGGCGTAATCCAGTTCCTCCAAATCAGATGGTGCGCAATCGGTCAGTATGCAAAACAGCCGGATTTCCTGTTCTTCCTGATCTTTTCCAGCCATTTTGCTGGCATTGCGAAAATCCTTCAGCTTAGGGCGGCGCATCACCAGCCGGTCCGTGGTGACACCGTTAATTTGTATCGGAATACCCAGTTTGACGGTTTCCGTCATTGTGATAACCGGTTTGTTTTCTTCAGCTTCGCTCATATTTCACTCCGTTACATGCCAATCGCTGCGCGTTCTTCGGCAGCTTCATCCTTACCATTGATCACGCGAATATTATTCAAATAATCCAGTTCATAAATTACCTGCCCGCTGACTTCCAGCTTGTAATAGTTGGGCGCGATGCTGAACTTGGTTTCGGCTTTTTCGCCCGGCTTCCAATCGCCCATGTCGATCTCTTCCAACATGCCGCGGAAGGTAGCGATTACCGGAACGATAGCGCCTTTCTGATCCTTGAAAGCGCCACGGAAATTGCCGTTGAATGCGGTATCGTCGGAAATGCCGAAAAACGCCAGCGCATCCGTGGACATGCCGCTCAATGAGAAGCTGGCTTCCATCGCTTCCATGCCCATGCCGATCTTGACCGGCCCGTCCATGCCACCGGCGCGATTCTCATCGGTTTTGCGTTTCAGTTTCGGCAGCGTGACCGAGGTAACCTGCCCTGCAAAACCTTTGCCGTCGACGAACAGGTTCATATTCACTAACGTTTGTGGGATCATTTCTCAGGCTCCGTTCTAGTTATTGATATCCAGCACTTCGGTGATCCATTGATTGGTCACTTCAACGCGGAATTGTGGATTTTCAGCCGGTGGAACATCAGTAAATCGAATATTCCAGTACACGCGGCCCTGTTCCAACTGGCTGACCGTATTCAGTTCCGGATCCGGGTACACCTCGAAATTGATGATCGCGCCCAGTGCTTTCAGGTCGCGCATGAAGGCTTGCAGCCCTTCGGTCACGTCTTTCACGTAGGTTTTGGTGATGGAGCGGTCCACCGCCCATTTGTGCCCGAAGAGAATCGCATCCATGACGATATCGAGTGTACGCACGCGCGTCACAAATCCCCATTTGGCATCGCTCGACAATGTGCGGTTACCCCACAAGCGGTAGCCGCCATCGCGGATGATGGTTGTGATGTGCGCGTTGTTCAGTAGATTGGCGCGGCAGGTATCGTCGCCATCCAGGAATTCAACCGGGCGCGCGGTGCCGATCACGTTCAAGAACTCCTTGTTCGATGGCGACGCCCAGAAGCCATATTCCTTGTCGGTTCTGGCAAACAATCCGGCAACATAAGGCGATGCAGGCATGACGATTTCGGCGGATGTGGTTTCGTCCCAGACTTTCAATGCCGGATCGACCATGTAAACCCGTTTTGAGCCAAAATTCTCCGCGTAATCGATGGCGTCATCGTCGTTGGTGTTCGGTCCGTCCACGATGGCGATCGCACGCAGCTTTGCCGCCAGCGTATCCATCGCCGTGGCCACGGCTTGCGTGCTGGAATGGCCGGGTGCGACGATCAGGCGCGGTTGCGCGTTGAATTTGCTCTTGCCATCCAGCAGCGCTTGCAAGCCGGTGCGCTCACCGCCGACGGTCACGCCGCCGATAATGGCGCTAGTGGTGGCGGCGGAATCAACGCCAACTTGCACGCCGACCGCAACGACCACGGCGGACAATTGATCGAAAATCCCCTTGGCGGCCTTGGTGATCGGCGCGGATGCGCCGAACTTGGCCACCGCTTCACGGTAACTGACGATCAGCACCGGCTCATTGTATGCAGCCAGACCAGAACCGGTGGTAAAAATCCCAACCAACCCGATGATCGAACTGGAAGGAATGGAAATCGGGCGCGGCCCCGTATCGACCAGCGAAACGGTCACGCCATGAAAAAACGAAGTCTGCGGCATAGTTGGGGCTCCTAAAAATAAAAAACCCGCGAGAACGCGGGCTGATTGAAGGGTTTTGCTTGATGAATCAATAAATCGCTATTTCCGTCTGTCCGGTGATTGCTGTAGTTGGCGCTGGAAGAATCAAATCGGTACGGATGCCATAAATACCGGGATTCGCCACTTCAAACGAAATGGGCCCCACACCATCCACCAGCGTGACCGCAATCATTTGATCCATCTGATTGGTGACTTTGTTCAGCAGCGGTACGTAATAGGTTTTATCGACCGGCAAAACAGTGTCTGTCGCAGCATTCTTCACCGTAATCGATCCGGTTATCGTTGTCGACACCGGCGATGAAACCGGCACGGTGATGATCGTAACCGGCTTGAACGCCCTCGCAGCGAGCACAGCAGCATAATCGGCGCGTTCAACGAGCGCCGAACCGGTCCAATGCCAGCGCTCGGGATCATCCAGAAATCCGTCATGTACTGTATGGGTGTTGTCGTATTGCGCCAGAATGCCATCTTCAACACGCTGATTATCGGTATCGATGTGCGCAACGTAACTGCCGCTTGAATCAAATACTGTTTTCATAGTTAATGTGTCCCGGTGGTTTCTTCGTAAATAATGAATGAGCAGTTCCGCGCAGTCGTGATACTCAGAGAATCACCGGCACATAACCGGATTCTCGCAGGACGCAAAACAAGAGAGCCGCCGCCGGTGTCTTCGGCAAACACATTCTCAGCAGCAGCGGATGCTTGCCCGGAACCTTGCGTAATGCTTGATTTTAGTTGCGAAGCACCGCCGGAAACCCAGATCGACGATACGCCGCCAGACACCATATTCAATTCACCAGTGCCACTGGCAATCGTAACCATTTCAACTTCTGCAACGTGCCCGGCTGGGCATGTGTACAGTGTCCCGGATGCGGTTGTTTTAAGGGAAATAACGTTCATTTATGCTCTCCAAATTCTCTTGCTGTATAAAAGTCCCAAACCTGCGATTGCGGCCGCCAAATCGGCATCAGTAGCATATTGCGGGTGCGGGTCGCCAACCGCCAAATGCGCCGACATTGCCGCCGATACTTCGCTATCGGTTGCAAGCGATGCTGGAAGTTGCGACAGCGGTACCAGACCGCCTGAATCGAGCGACGCCACGCCATTGGCTGCCGCGCGCTTGGATTCCAGGATGTATTGCGGGTGCGGATTGGATTTGGCCTCATGCGCCGCCACGGCATTGGCGATGGCCTGATTGGTCGCAACCACCACGGCGGGATCCATGATCAGTTGCACGATGGCGGTGTTGCTGACGATCAAGGACATCCTGATAATCATGTCGGCGCCAACGCCTTCCGCCAAAACCGGCTTTGATGTCGCCGGGAAATTGGATACTCCCAGTAATTTATTGCCGCCACCGTTGCCGCCGATCAATCCCAGTTCGCGGATGGTCCAACCGCCGACCGTTGGGATCAGCACGCATTCGCACTTGAGCAGTCCAGGGTTTTCTGGATCGTCTGTAATACTAGTGACCGGCAGGCGATGCACTTCATGCACCAGCGCGGTCATTGATTGCGTGGGCGTGACCGCCGAGCCGTTGCCGTCGCCGATGGCAATGTGCGTGATCGGCAGCGTCAATCCGGACACTTCCGCATTGCCCCATTCGGCCAGGCCGGTATCGGTCAAGAAGCCGTAGTATGTTTGCGTCATTGATTAATCCTTACTCAAGCGGGTAAATCGTTATCGATTCGGTCATATGCACACTGATTGCGGAATGAACCGCTACATCCGGTGATGTTAGTTCCGTGATCTGGTACGGATGGATTTCTATAATCTGGCCGTACAAGCACGAAATCGCTGTATGCACATTCAAATTGGAACGCGCGATCAATTCCAGGTCGTAATGGCTGCGCACTGGTTTTGCCGCGTCGATTTGCCGCCGGATCGCCGCAATTGCAGTGGCATCGATACCGCGATTGCTGATGTCCACTTCGGCATGGAACGTGTGCGGCGTGCCTTGCGGTTCGGTTTGCCACCACTCCACCAGCCGCCCTTCGTGCCCGAGGCTGGTGAGCGCTTTCAATACCGCGCCCACGGTGCCTTTCTTGCGGTGAATGTCGATGCTGGCGGCAATCACGCGGCGTTGTGTAGCTTCGTCCCAGGTTTCGTCCCAATCATCGACCGACAAGGCCCAGGCGAGCCAGGGCAGCAAACCGGCCGGGCAGTTTTCCGCGTCCCACAGTTTCGCGATACCATCCGGTGAAACAGTCGATTCCGTTGCATTGGCAATCGCCGCTTCCAGCGCCGTCTGGTTTTGCGGCAGCAGAGAATTAACCATCGGTCACCACCTCCGCTGTCAGCGTGATGCCGGTGCAATGCGATGCTTGGCGCGGCCCTATCGTCACATCGGCGAGCGGACTGGCAAGCACGACCTTTTTGACACCTCCAGGTTGATGCAATGCCGCGTACAAACCGGACAACGTCACATCCATGCCCAGTTTCGCGTGTTCCAAAACATACGCCTGCACCGCCGCTTGCGCCGCCGCCAAAATCGGCGCGGATGCCGGGCCGGGATATATTTGCAGCGTGGCGGTTACCGCGAACGTCACGATTTCCGCCGTTTCGACACTGACTGAATCGGTTAATGGCCTGCGCGTTTCAGCGGACAAATAAGCATCCACTGCATCGATGAGTTCTTCATCCGGTGTTCCATCACCTTCGGTCGATAAGATTGTCACGCGCACTTCGCCTGGATCCGGGCTATCGACTGCGACATCTTTCACCAGATTAGATGCCGACAACGAATGAAACACGTAACTGCCATGACTGCCTGCCACGGTCACCCCTTCCAGCGCCATTTGCGCCCGCAAGCGCAGCCGGTCGTCGCTCTCCGCGTCGTTGCCGCTGACAAGACGGGTTACGCCCAGCAATGCGGAGAGATTTTCCAGGTCGCCGCCGGTTGCATACGCCAGCATGCAAGCACGCGCGGCATCATTAACGCGCGCCCGCAGCAACGTTTCGCGGTAGGTGGCCAGTTCCAGCAGCTTCACCACCGGATCGGACTCCAATGCAGCCGTCCAATCCGGGTACAGTGCTTTGAAGCCGGCCAGGATTTCCTGGTAAATTTCCTCGAAATCCAGCGCTTCGACGACATCCGGCGCGGGGATTTTGGTTAAATCAATGGTTGTCACGCGATGACCTCAATCAGTACGCTTTCACCCAGGTATTCCCCGGCGATTTTCATATCTACACGGCCATTGACCACAGCCGTGACGGTCACGCGCGAAAGCTTCAAACGCGGTTCCCAGCGCCCGATGGAGCGGGCAATTTCCGCTTGCACCGCCGATATCCACCCCTTATTCACCGGCAAATCCACCATGCGCGGTAAATGCGATCCGTATTCCGGGCGCATCACGCGGCTACCGACCGGTGTGGTCAGAATGTCGGTGATCGATTGCTTGAGATGTTCGTAACCCGACAGCGGCCGGCCGCTTTGCCGGTTGACGCCGGTTAATGCTTGCATGGTTATGCGCCGGTTTGGATGCGTTCAAAATCGGGATGGTTATCCAGGTGCGCGATCAATGCCGCATCGGTTGCTTCAATCGTTGATTTTTCCACCGCAAAAGCGCGGCCTCCATCTAGTATGATGGTTCTGCTTCTGAAGGCTTGGTCTCTGAATACAACCGGTGCTGCCGAAGCTTCTGCTTTGTCTGTTTTTGCCATGCGTAATCTCCAAATAAAAAACCCGCGAGATGCGGGTCATATAACTTATCCTGCAAACACATTACCGCTACCAGTGGCCACGTTTGAACCGCAAACAATCGGATCACCGACGCGCCCTAGCGGCTGTCCGTTACAAAACACCGTGCTGCTACCGCTTTGCAAAACGGAATCATGGCATTCAGGGATAGACGGGCAGCAATGCGTTAACCAACCATCACTTTGCCGGTGCGCCGGGATACCGTTAATAAACACATCGGGGCTGGCGGCATTATTTGCGCGCGGCGGCCAGCATCCGTGACCGGTGCATAGGTCCCCTAACCTTGCAACGCCAGGCATAATGGTTTAATTCAGGTCAATACGCGGCGCATCGATGGTCACGCCTTCGTTGGTCATGGTCAAAGTGGATGCTCCCACGCGGATGATGAAGCTGAAACCCGCGGGGAGCTCCCATAAAACAGTTTTATCGTCGCTGCTGGGCGCGGCGTGCTGGGCGGTATAAAAACCCGGTAGCACGCCCGCCTGTTCTGGCCTGCCGGATGGCGACAGGATCATGGCCTGTTCCCCTATAGACGGTGGACGCCAGTGGCGCACCTCACCAGCAGATAAGGACATCCACGGCAGCCAGGCTGAAACCCAATCGCCGGAACGCACACGGACGCGCGCATTGGCGTGATCTATGGCTTCAATGGTGCCGAACATCAGCATGCTCGATACAAGCCGATCGGTTTCAGATTGCGTAAAATCGTTCATGGCACTTCCGGATCGGTACCCGCTTCCCAATAAAGCTCTTCCTTGCCTGTACCTGTATCCGGATAGAGTCCCAGCATCAGGGTTAATCCTGTTTCATCAGGGTATGGCCAGACCGAATCACCCAGGTGGAATTCATGCGTCCATTCGACCATCCAGCACAGGTATCCATCCAGTTCGGGTTTGAAGGCATCTTCACCAGCATCTAAGAATTTTGCTGTCTCAATTTCCAGGCCCCACGTTTCGTCCTTTATCGCTACAGCAATCCGCGCAGCCAGTTCACGAGCCTGTAATGGAGCGTCATTTAAATTAGGATCAACAACCGCGCGTGCCTGATAATGTCCGATCAGAGCCGTCTCACCTGTACCAGGATCAGTTCCTGGTTCAAATTGTGACAACTCCACCAATACAGCAGGAACATTAATACGCCGCTTAATAATCGGGTAAGCTTCAACCGTAGAGATACCAGTTAATTTATTTTGCAAACCGGCAATGATTGCGTCATCCAACTGCTTTAGGTTCTCGATCATGATTCACCTGGCCCCGATGGCTTTCTGAATTTCGTAGTTGACTTCTTGCTTGAGGATTGTCAACAAACGCTGTTCTGCAAGCGCGGCAACAGAACGAAATGCCGATTCTCCAGCATCTGCCCAATCGTATCTCACCCGCTCGTATGGGAGACGTGCTTTACCTGCCCGCCGGTACACTGGACCATCCGGCGCGGCTCTCTTCATCACCCATGCACTCTGAAAACGGAACCTTCCAGCCGTTATCCCCGATCTGGTTTGCCTTGGATAGCCAAGCCTTTCGGCCTCAACAGCGTTTAATCCCAACCAGACTTTGCCGGTATCGTAGGATTTCAGGAAGAAATAAATCCTGCTGCGCAGCACTTTCTGCGGAATTTTTGAGTTCTTCGATACGGCTTTGGCAACCTGACCCTTTATCCACACATGGGTTTTTCTCAACGTCCTGCGCCATGCGTTTTGCATTGCTTTGCGGTTCAGTTGCCGCAGAATCCTAAACGTCTCGTCGACATCAATTTCAACCCTTAATGTCTCGCTCACGCCAATGGCCTCAGAATCAACCCAGTAACCCCGGAACCATCTGGTTCAATGTTAACGATTTCATAGGTATCACCATTCGCCACAACCGGATCCCCCTTTTCAACACCCAGCACATCCGAATCACGCACAACCACCTGCGGTTCAATAATGCCGGTATTTAATCGGCCGATTTGCGGTTGCAGCCACGGTGCCGAAAACATGCCTTTGACCGGCAAACCGTTGATAGTCACGTCATCGGTCATTGTTTCAAAAATAACCGAATCCATTTCGGCAGTCAGATCACGGAATGTACTCATTGCGCTTAAGTGACAGGATCTTTATTGTCTCCAGAATCCGGATCATCGCCTTCATCATGGTCTTGTTTCTTGCCCTTGGCTGGTTCCGGTTCCGGCAACCTAGCCAAACCCCGTTCAATCAGGGATTCGGCGTCTGGTTTTGGTAAATCAAGTTCTGATCCGGGTTCGAACGATTTACGGTCTTTACCGATGATGGTAACTGCTGCAATTATTTTCATGGTTGATTACCTTTTTCTCGATTAATAATTACCGCAATTAGCGGACAGTCACTGCAATGCTGGCATTAGGACGGCGGGGGATAAGCAGCGGCGCGGATTGGGTCATAATAAATTCCGCTGCCGGATCATCGCTAATCCAGTTTTTCGGGAACATTTCCAGCGCCTGATAACCGGCAACCGGATCCAAAATCGCGCCGAATGCCCGCACTCCATCAATTGCCGCGCTTCCAGCAATCACGGTGTTGTCTGGCAGGTAATTGACCTTATTTCCGGCTTCATCACGGTAGTACCCGCTGTACACCCAAACTTCGATATCGCTACCGACGGTACCTTTGTAGCTGAACAAGCGACCGTTATTCGGACCTGTTTCCAGTTCACTGCGCGAGTTCCTGCGGCCGTCCAGTAGCTTTTGCACATCGGGGTTTTTTACGAAATTCCGGTATGCTTTACGATCCATCACCAGCGTATTAATCGGTGCTTCTGACAGCGCACCCCAAGCTTCAATATCGTCAAGCGGGGTTGCGGTTGCTTCACCCCAGCGGGCACCGAGTGTTAATACAATGGTGTTTCCAACCGTGCGCTCGTAGTCGACCTCAACAGTAGGGTAATCTTCACCGGAAACGGTTATCTTTCCTTGCAACAGCACTTGTGCCGCCATGTGTTCCAGGCGCCGTCTGATTCTCCGGCGTTGTTCCGGCGACATTCTGCCACCTACTTCTTCACCTGCCCGGCGAATCAGTACGCGTTCCGGATCGACAACATCTTTCGGTTTCAGGTATGCCGGGGTAAATTTCTTTTGCACTTGTCCCTTGGCTTTCATCACTTTTCCGGCCACCATTGGGGATACATATGGGGCCAATCTTCCATCGTCATCAACCTTATCGAAGCTGATCGAAGAGGTATCGAAAGTTACAATGTTCGGAAAGAACAAATCCAGCAGAAATGTATCATCCGAATCCAAGCTATTTTGGACACCAAGCAGCGTGTCTGTATCGTAAGTAACAGTCATCTATGTTTCTCCAATTAACGTATTGAGATAGAGGCGCGATCAAAGGCCGCCAGTTTCTTGGCGGTGCTATCAAACCCGGCGTGCCACACCAGCGCATCTGCAAAAAAGCAACCCGCTTTGTAGAACTGAATGGTTTTATCGCCCGATGATGCATTGGTTGCATGAACCAATATCCCGACCGGAGTTTGCGACCCGTCGCTCGCCCCCGGGTTGCACAGCGTTAGTTTCTTACTGGCGTCGATACGGCCCAGCACTGCGCGATCGGTAAGATTCTGGCCGGATACCAGCGTGCCGGATTCCGTCGCTATGAGTGGCGTTGAACCGGCAATGTAATTACCGGGGATGTATGTTTCGGTTGTTTTTCCTGCTATTGGCATGATGTCCTCCTATTTTTTGCCGGTTGCTCGTTTGTAATCATTGAGAATTGCTTGCGCTTTTAATTGCGATGGGCTGGGATTTTCGTCCGGTATTTCTTTATCTCCGGCCGGTTCCTTGTTGTCGATTACAGTGCCTTCGCTTTCAGCAACGATCAGTGCAAATAAGCGCGCGCGAGCCGCCTCAGCGGATAAGCCAGCTATCACGTAGCCAGAAGCCAATTCCGGCAGTTTTGCTGTGATGCACAGGTTTTTAATGTCACTGATGCGATTTGCCTCTGCTGTCACGGCCGCTTCATCGTTCAGGGATACATTCTTGAGTAGGTGCTTGGCAATTTCTGGCATTCCAGCGGAAACGCAAGCATCAACCAGGGCAGCTGCCGATCTCGCTGCGACGTCGGATTGATCCGGCGCTGGTGCTGGTGCCGCTGGTTCTGCCGGTGTTTCTGAAGTTTCTTCTGTTTGTGGAGTTTCCTGCCCGGTACCGGATTGCTCCGTTTCCTCGGTTTTTTCAGATTCTTGCTCAGCCTGATCGGGCGTGCTGGCTGCCTCCAATATCGCTTTGGGTGTATGTTTGAATCGCGCCAAGATGCCCGTCGAACCTGCACAAGCTTGTAATGATGCTTTTTCACCAATCGTATCGGCAAATCCCAAAGTAACGGCTTCCTCGGCTGTTAGCCAGGTTTCATCATCGAGCATCCGGATCAGCTCAGCATCATCAAGAGAAGGAGCCTTGCGGCGATAGGATGCAAGAATCCCGTCTCGTGCCTTATCCACCATTTCGGCCGTCTTGCGCAGGTCTTCGGCGGTGCCGTAGGCAAAGGTCGAAGGGTTGTGAATCATCATCATGGCGTTACTGGCGATAACAACCTGACTAGCACCGCAAGCGATAACGCTGGCAGACGAAGCCGCCACTCCATCAATACGGGCGGTGCAGCGGTCACCAAGCCGAACTAGCGCGTTGTGAATAGCAAATCCGTCGAACAAATCCCCGCCCGGGCTGTTAATCGAAACCACTACCGCTGAATTGCCATCGTCAGCTGCTTTCAAGTCACACACAAAATTACTGGCAGTAATGCCCCACAAACCGATTTCGTCGTAAATAAAAACCTCGATTGATTCACCGGCTTTTGCTTTGATGCTGTACCACGTCCTGCTTTCTGAAGCGATCTTGTTATTGGTGGAAATCGTCATGGTTTATTTTCCTCTCCTTGGAAAGTAGGTTCTCCGGCGTTGTCGCGGCTGCGTGCATCGGAGTCATAGGCCAAACCGAGCTGGTCGCAGCGTTCGTTATCCGCTTGGTTTTCCGCATCGATGGTTTCCGTGTCATAACCCTGCGAGAGTGCAACTTCCGAACGCGATTTGAATCCGGCGCGTACTTCCAGCCGTTTGGTCTGCACATCCTGCAGCGGGTGGATATAAGCCCATCCCTGCGGAATCCAGCGCGTGCGTAAATATTCACGCCGCTTATTGTTGTAATCCGGTAGATCAATCGCACCGGACAACACCGCCAGATCAAGCCAGGCTGCACGTACCGGGCGGCATAATTGATGAACGTAAACACCGAACTGACGCTGCTCGATGCGGCGGCGGAACTCATTGAGGACGACTCGGATGACGCGATCATTGACTCCGCGCAGGTCGCCGGTCAGTACCTCGTAAGGTAATCCAGCACCTGCCGCCGATGCCTGGAGTTGCTGGCGCATAAAATCCGGATAGGTGTTTCCGGCATCGGGCGGATCGGAGAAATTAACTTCTTCACCCGGCAGTAATTCCTGCATGCTTCCGGGTTCTAAACCAACCATCGGCGTAAAACCATCCTGATCCGTTTCGACTACCTGTCCGGTCACTGGATCAATTACCGGATCTTCCGGGGCTGGTTTTGTGATGAATCCGGCGAATAAATTTGAAACTTCCTGCCTGAACAGCACTGCGTCGTCAAATTCATCCAGCGCGGTCAATTTCGCAAGAACCGGGGCCAGTACTGGTACACCACGTATCTGGCCGGGGCGAAGCGGTTCAAAAATATGCAGCACTTGATTCGCAGGAACACGAACCGGTATATTGCTTGCCGCGGCTGGCATTATCCGTCCGTCACCGGGGTGACTCGGATACATCCAGTAAGCAACACGCTGACCGATTGGATTGAATTCGATGCCGGCCATGATCCGATTGCCGTTCTTTAACAGCTCGTTTTTGTCGTAAGGCACAAACTCGGATTCCAGAGCTTGCAGTTGCATCGGCACAGTCAATCCGTCTTCTGGCCGACGGATGCGAATTCTGATAAAGCATTCGCCTGATTCGTATCCTGCTCTGCACGATAGCGCCTGCAATCCATAAATATCGGTCACGCCGTCAGCATCAGCTTCTTCGCCCCAGTCATCCCACAATTGCTGCATAGCAATGCGGATTTCTTTTTGTTTGTGTTTCGGCTTGGGTACGATCCCCGTTCCGATGGTGTTTGATACCAGCCGGTCTATTGCCGAAAATGCATACGGATTATTCCGGACGGCCGCATGCGAACGGCGGCGGAGAATGTTTAATCCGGTAATTGATGCTGCGGTAGGTCCGCTATCGGGGGCATTGATAGACCTTGATCTTCTCCCCGATCCGGCGGCGTCATAGCTGTTCTTTAAGCGCGATGGCAGAACAAACCCGCGCCTTGCGAGACTTGGATAATCGCTTCTGACCATCAGTATCCTTTACCGGCATGATAAATGCGCACAGTTCTGGAGCGTCGCGGATTCTGCGCCTTGGCCAACTCGGCGGCCATTGCGTTTCTCGCTTTTATGAGTTCATCCACGGAACGATATTCCACCATTCGATCGGCGAACCTTACGATATGCTCTCCTTTAGCAATCGCTTGGTTGATTTTGTCTATATCGCTTTGTGTTATGGCCATTTTTCTTATCTACGCCTTAAGTAACCCGATTGCATTGTTCGCCGCGTCCGTGCCGCTGGCCTTGACGTCTCCGAGATTTTTACTGAAGGTGGCGGCTGTGGAGATGGCGGCAATTGCACTGCGGTTGCAGTCTTCGTTTCTTCCGGCTGCGGTTGCTCGACATTAACCGCCGATTCCACTAAGCGCCTGACAAGAACCATACGCCGTTCGATTTTTAATCCGTGGAGAGCGGTATAGGCATAAACCCGACAGTCAAATCCTTCGTTCCGCGCACCGGATGGTTTTTCCCATGAACGTACTTCATTGCCGCGTTTGTCTATTCTGGTAACCCGTTTCTCGACCGTGGCCTGGGAAAACCAGTTTTCGTCATAGGCTGATGAGAAATGACAGTATCCGGGCTTGCCTTCCGCAACTTTCCAGCGTGCGTAAATCGTATCCTTGGCTGTATCAACCCCGATCATCCGCACTACATGCCCGCGATATTTCTTAGATTTTGATTGCCTTCTCGGCCAGATCGGACGCGGGCCGAATTGCCCTTTTATCGCCCAGATATTCCGTGCTGCACGCGGCGTACAGAATTCATATACTTCTTGAACATGATGACCGCCGGAATCAATACAACCGGCCGCAACACGCAACACCCGGCCATCTTCTGTTTTAAACCGTGCTGTAATCAGAAGTTCATCCAATTTTTTCCAGATTTCCTGCTCAGCCGGATTTCCGGGAAGCACAACTGGTTCAATACCCCAGGATTCTTCACCCGCACCCCAGGCAACAAACTCGATTTCGATACGGTCTTTCTGAACGTCGGCACCGAATGTCACGGTTAGTGCACCGGATGGCAGAGTATCGGCGTCATAATTTTCACGCCGCTTTGCCAGTTCATCAGCATCCGCAAGTTCTCCGCTTTCCTCGTAGGGCTCACCCATTGAGGTATTCCACCAGGTCTTTTCTTCCTGCGGATTTCCCTTGGCGGCGTAAAAATCAGTTGCTACGTCGGCAAAACTACGCCAGGGCGAATACAGTTCGTTGATATGAAAGCCGGGCAGTTTGCTTTCCGGGTTTTCCTTAATCCACTTCCCTGCTTCCAGCATGGCGGGCTTATGGAAATCTTCGATCAGGCTGCCGCAGTATGGACAGGAAAGTTTCGTCGTTGCCGGATCATCACCAATGATCGAGATGTTTTCCCACTTAAAAACGTGAGGATGTCCGCAATGCTGGCAAGGCATGTAATAGCGCCGCTGATCGCTGCGCTTCCAGGCCCGCTCGATACGGCTCTTGCCTTTGATCGTAGGCGTTGAAAAAAGACCTATGCGCTTGCGGGAGCGATAGGTGATAGTCCTTTTTCTTGCCAGATTGACTGGATCGCCTTCGGTACCCGCTGATGCCGGATATCTGTCCACTTCGTCGCATAAGACGATGCGGATCGGTCTGCTGGCCAGTGCCGCCGGTGCGTTGGCACCAATCATCGTGACATGCCCGCCGGGGAAATTCTTTTTCTGGATGGTATTGCCGGTATCCCGGCTTTTGGCGTCCTTGACTTTGTCACGCAGTACCGGCGTGTCGCGAATCATCGGCGCCAGGCGATCCTTCGAGAAGGTTTCGCCCATCTCGACGGTTGGTTGCACCACTAGAATGGGTGCCGGATCGACATCGATGTGATATCCGATGATGGCTTTGAATATCAGTGTCTTGCCGACCTGAGAAGACGACATGACGGTGATTTCTTCAGCACCTTCTTCATGAAAGGCATCCATGATGCCGCGCTGGTAAGGTGCGCGCGCTGAGGTATATTTTCCCGGTTCTGCGCTATCTTCAGGCGATAGATAAAGCCTTTGTTCAGCCCACTGACTGATCGTTATCGCTGGCGGCGGTGCCGCTATTGCCGCTACCCGGGACAAGGCTTGTTTCAGCATCTTCGTCATCATCGGGCTTCCAGTTGGAAAGCTCGGCCAGCGCTTCGTAAACCATATCGGTCAGAATTTGCTCTACTTCCCTTTCTTTCTTGTTCAATACGACTGGCGAGGCTCGCGGCGGCAATGTCAGCATCTTGGCGCGAAATGCGCCTACTAAAGCCGACCAGCCGCGCTCGGAATCAGCCAGCGATACCAGTTCGCCTTTCAATTTGGCGGTTTCGATTTCTGTTTTTTCGGCTTGCGCCCTGGTCAGGCGCGTTTTTTCAGATGCCAGATCCCCGGCTTCGCCGTTCAGCATCCCTTTGATGTGCTTTATGTACCCGACTACGCACGGGACGATTTCGTATTGCCCTCGGTCTTTCGGCTTCGGAATGATTCCCTCGTTGGCAAGCTGCTGAACGCGACGGGGCGTCATATCCAACAGTTTGGCTATGGTATCGACGGAGGCAGTGCTCATGAGGTTGAAACGAAACGAAACCTAGGGAAAAACCTGAAACTAGCGAAATATCGCGGGTACGCCACCCCGCACCTTGTCCAGAACCCCAGGGTCCCCGGCGGATATCCTGCACATCTAATCCGCTATGCTCTGGACAACGCCGCACAATCCCTTAGAGTCCAAGCCATAGCCTGTTTGATCCGTTGCTTTAGTGGGCTTCTGCACAAAACAAAGCACCCCGCTGGCCATAAGCCAAAGCGAGGTGCTGGAAAACAAAAAAGCCCGGAGGTTTTAACCTGCAAGCTTCTTAGACGCAATTACTTCGAGAATGGAAAAAATATACATGGTTTGTATAAGATTTTCAAGCTAATTAAATCAGAGTAACGATAGAGATCAAGCCCATTAATCAGTCTCTAAAGAATGTTACAAAGTTAGTACCATTGAATACCTTTAACCAGGATGAGGCCGAAACCGTACTGGCGCATGCGTAGGAGCACCCGAAACAAACCGTTACTATCGCCATTGTCGGCAAATATGTCGATCTGACCGAATCCTACAAATCGCTATCGGAAACCTTGATCCATGCCGGCATTCACACCAACAGCCGGATTAATATCATCTACATCAATTCGGAAAATATCGAAAATGAAGGTACGTATAGCTTGACCAATATGGACGCCATTCTAGTTCTCGGCGGTTTCGGTAAGCGCAGTGTCGAAGGAAAGATCATGGCGATCAATTTATCCAGCACCAATCCTATCCCCTACTTAGGAATTTGCTTCGGTATGCAACTGACAGTTATCGAGTATGCACGCAAAAAGCCGGTCTCACACCGGTGCGCATAGCACAGAATTCAATCCGGACACGCCACATTCGGCGATCGGTTTGATCACCGAATGGCGCACACTCGACGGGCAAATCGGAACGTGCGATGAAAACTCAGATATCGGCGGCAATATGCACCTGGTTGGACAGGAATGTATTCCAAAAAAAGACTCACTCGCCTGGAAAAGGCTGGATTTGATTATCAGCATTTTATCCAAAGTCGAAAATCTGTGTGAAATGATCGAACTCCCTGAAACTGACCATCCGTGGTTTCTCGGCTGTCAATTTTATCCTGAATTCACTTCCACGCCGCGGCTCGGTCATCCGCTGCTCAAATCTTATGTTCAGGCTGCGATTCGTTTTGCACATGGGCATCAGCAAGCCGGAGATGAAAAAATACACGCTGTACGCAATAACTAGAAACTAACAAGCTTAAAAATAACAGTCAACACAGGGAAAACGTAGCATGAGTGCAATAGTAGATATCATCGCCCGCGAGATCATGGATTCGTGGGGCAATCCAACCCTAGAAGAAGGCGTTATGCTGGAGTCTGGGGTATTGGGGCGGGCTTCCGTTCTATCCGGCGCATCAGTTGGAACGCGGGAAGCGGTGGAATTACGCAATGATGATGCGCAACGCTACTCCGGCAAAGTTGTGACGTCTCCACAGGATGTCTGGTATCGTGACAACACCATCTGGCAAACACCGCAAATAAATTCTCAGTCTTCCAATTGGATTTCGTTCTGGCCACTCGCAGCGTCTGGAATATCAACTCAATGTGGTGCAACGAAACGAATTCGCTGGAAAGTTGCAACATCTTTTCGAACAGATGTTAACCGACTTGTGGAGTAGTATTTATGCTCACGGCGATCACTAGATAGACATTGCCATGATTGAACATTCGGCGGTTTTTCTGCCGTCTTTTATTCGACTTACCGGTATGATTATCCTTTGGATTTAGTTTAATATACTGCATGAAATACTGCATGAAATACTGCATGATTTAAATACGGAGAAATTTAGAATGTCGCAAAAACACCCGGTAATTGCTGTTACCGGATCATTAGGCCCAGGTACCTAAATGGTAAAAAACAGCTTTAGGCATATTTCCGCCATGAGCATCTCAACTATTTTTTATGGAGTAATAAATTCAAGAAATCGAATATAAAAGAAAAGGCCAAAATGCTTTTACGCAAATTGGCCTTTGAATAACACCTATCATGTTTCTTAACCGATATGACTACTCTGAACAGTAGTCATACCACACCACAATAGGAGGCTTTATTTTATGGCATTTTTGATTCTATTTCTAATCTTTCGATTGACAAGAAGGGCTATCGAGAAAAACAAGAAAGGCAAAAATAAGCCCATTCTCAATCTATTATTAGCTTTTCTTGTATTGCTTAGTTTAATTTTATTCAGAAAATAATTTAGGAAGTCAGCTATCTCAATAAGGAGCTTTGTTTAAACGCACAGCTCCTTTTTTAATATATTCATGCACCAGAACAGCTTATCCGCTAAATCTCCCTTCTTATTGCGCACTATATCCCTCAACGCATTGATCAAATTCGAGTGATTATTGCTAGCCAGTTTTTCCCGTTAGATTTCTACGATTGATTGGTCTTTTTCAAGGATAAAATTGACCAATCAACGAGTTCTGGATGTGGCATTATAAAGTTATTCCAATACGGAACAAATACAATTGCTTATTGATCACTTCCCAAATAACGAATCTGAACTCAAACCATGTTTAATTTTTTCAAAAAAATCTTCAAATCTAGTCAACAGCCAGCAACAGATCTGGAGTCACTCCGGCTTCTTTATTCCGAAACTGCGAAGGTAATTCATATTTACTTTGAGTGGAGACACAAAGTAATCTCATTCTATCTCACCGCACTCGGTGCTTTTGGAATCCTAGCTGGATGGATTAGCGATCATCCGTCATTCCATCAGTATCTACCATACATCTTCTTTTTGGGTGCTTTTATTTCAGTCATCCTCTCCTTAATGGACGATGTCAACACAAAAACTCTTGGAGTATGCTTCAAGAGTGTAAGCGATATCGAAAAAAAAATAAGCATCGAACAAAAGACAATTTACATGGAATTCAATGATAAATATCAAAAATGCGAAAATGGACCTTTCTCAATTAATACCTATGTTGATACCTACGCAGACATTCTATCTCTGGTCTATCGGGGAAGTGTGATTGTTTGCCTAGTCTCCGGATTTTATTTCCTTTTCTTTCCTATAGAATTATCATCTACACCAGATAATAAATGCTTTTGTTGCACAGAGATTTCGGAAAAGAAATGTATCGTTAACAAAGTGCATTAACACTATGACGGCATGCCTGATTTAAGCTTCAAGCCCCCACCAGGCATCTATTTATTTAAGATCGGCTACTTATTCCCCGCCGTACTCGCTGACCTAAAATTAACTTGCAACGCTTCCATGTAAATCTTTTCAAGCGCCTTATCCGCTGCAATGAGCGCTTCGCGCATGGCGATAAATTCATCCCATGGCGCGGAAACGTCGTGACCATCCGCCCGCATTTCGTTGAGCAGGTGCATCAATGGGGAAATGAATGCTTTGGTATTCGCCAGCATGGAGAGATTCAATCTGGCTGGATGTTTGCCATTCGCTGATTCAAAGCCAGATTGTTCCAACAGCTTGCGCGGGTAGTTGTAGCGTTTGGGTTCCGGGGCTGGGAGTGCTTTGCTGGTATTACCAGCTTTGCGTTCCAGCGAAATAAAATACCGGCGAATCTGGCGGCCTTTGTCGTTGTTCTCTACCATAGACAGTTCTTTGGCCATGTCCAAGGTCAAGTGGTATTCGGTGCGGCGCTTGCCTGCCTTGCCGTCAGACCTATTCCCCAAAATTGGGGAATAGTCTTCGCCTTCGATAAAACCGTATTGCTCAATACGATTTTTAATCCAGGTTGAAAAATCCTTTCCGACTTCAAGAAACTGATACAAATCGCGCGCGTTGCAAAGCTGAATAGATTGATTGCTGATTATGCCGGTGAATACCGGTACTAAAGGGGTATTTGTCATGATATGCGCCTCAATTGCGGTTTTAATTACCGCCACCATTCTTTGCAGGAAATGGTGGCAGACCGAAACGGGGCTGCAAATCCGGTGAGGCACCGGCAAACCTTTCGGTTTCCCCGCCCGGCCCGCCATAAGAGGTGCGCCAGACGAAAAAATAGCCGTCAAACTACGAGGTTTGCGGCCTATCGCCGCCTCAACCGGGTTTGCAGTCCCGACCACGTTTTTTTCGTGGTAAAGAGAGAATAAGCCCGATCAAGTGCGGTTGTCAAATGCATAGCGTTGATAAAAGAATGGAATTAAATAGTCTGTAGTGCTAATCTTAATAACCATTTCGCATCAAGGAGTACTGGTCACTCAAACGTCAGGCCAACCGGGGCGGGTCTCTCGCTTAACATTCTATATGCCTCATCACCACAATAACGACTAATGGAGAAAGCTATGTCAACTTATAAATACGCTGCGATTGATCCAATGTCCCTATTTTTGTCTGATCGTGCATACTTAATTTGGGTGGAATTACACCACCCGCATGAACCTGCCCTATCCAAAGTTGCTGAGGTCGTCAAGACACTAAGCCCAGAGGAAAAAAAGTTTGCGCTCTCACAAGCCAAGAAATTGGCTGCATATAGTAAGGCTGTGACAGAAAGTTTGAGCAAGTAGCAGCTTAGTAAACTTATAATTTTTTCTGGAGTGCGCCCGGCCCCTAAACCGGGCGCAATCGACTGAATTAATTTCATACACAATAATTTTCTGAGAGAACCACCCCATCCCGCTCAAACTCCGGCGTCAGAGTATCAGTCGCCCGGCTTTCCAGTGCTATCAATCTCTCACCTACCTGCTTCATCGCGTAGTGATAGGCACCATGCGATAAACCGAACTGCCCCGCCATTTCGCGGAAGGTAATGCCGTTTGATTGTTTTTTGTTTAAAGCGCCGACCGCTTTGGCGATCAGAATATCCACCGCCAGCGGGTTAAAATTCGGGAATGACGGCGCCATCCAATCGCCCAGGTTCATGATTGCTTCTTGGCGTTCGCGCGAGAACACAAAGCGTTTTTTACCATCGATCGCTGCAATTTCGTTAACCCCGTAGCGCGCCTGGATCGCCCATGCTTCCGGGCCGGGCAATCTGTCGCGCACGATTGCACGGATCATTGCGCACTGGCCGCGAATTTCCAGGGGGGACAATCCGCTGAAATCCACAGTGGAAGGATCGCCTTCATTCCATATTCCAAGCTCCTTCATGATGGCGCGGATTGCCTTGGACATGATGTTTTCGACGGATACCTCATACGCCTGGATCATAAAGGCGAAATGTAGTGCCTGCGAGGTTGAACGAAACATGGCCTGATTCATACGGTTTCCTTGTAGTCTTTGCATCTGCGCCCATGATTGCGGCGTCTGCCGTTTTCATCTGACTTGTTGCAAACCGTCACATCCGCACCGAAAGCACGTTCGGTATGCTGATGAATGCACCCTCTGCATGTTCTGGATTCCCTGGCGATCAATATTTTCAAAGGATCTCGGAATATCAGATTGGATGGAATGTCACGATCCATCATGCTGACATCAACTCCAACTCGCGCACAATCACGACGACGCCGGGTGTTTCTGCGTAGCGTTTGCTCTGAGTCCCTTTAACAATTTGAACGTCATCGACGTAAACAACTCCGTTCATGCCATCTTCAATGGATTTTTGGATATTTGAACAATCGGGTTTCTTTGTTGCGGCAACGAGACCTTGAATCGCCATCGCTTTCTTTTTGGCCGGCCATGATTTTGGTATAGGCAATCTGATATCCAGCTCCAAAAAAACAGCGCCCGAAATTAATCCCTTTCCTGCCATTGCAGCCTGGGCGGAAAGAGCGACCAGATTTTCGTATTTAACCGTCTTGGGATCGCTGTGGTGAATAATGACCGGCCTGCCGCCCTTTCCGATAACAGGTTTTCTATCGCGCATAAGTGGCGCGCTTCTATGCCTCCCCTTACCAACCGGAAGCCCCGGAACAACAAACTGAACTTCATTCATCTCTTGTTTTTCCATTCCGTTTTTACCCTTTCCGAAACCGCATCAGCAAATGCATCGCCGTATAACCTGCGCCATGATTCAATGCATTTCATACAGTACTCCCGAGTGATCGATCGACTGATCCAGTCAACAGCTTCGTCCAAAGTCGGTTGCCGGTATTTTTCCCGCTCATTACGCACCCCCGCCTTCCGCTTTGTTGACCACTTTCCGGCTCAAAATTTCATGAATCTCCGCAAACCGTTTCTTCGCTTCATCAACCGAAACGGTCGTTTTCCCAGGTGCGGGCAGTGCTTTGATGCGAGGCGGTATTTCAGGAGAAAGATCGCCGTTCCGGATTTCCTCAGTCGCTTTGTCCAATGCCGATTTCCAGCGCCCTTTGATTGCCAGGTACGGAAAGTTCGTTAGGTCGCCACCAAGCTTCACCGCAGCCCAAAAAATCGCCGGATTGCTCCAGCGATCCTTGCCGGTTTTCCGCAGCGCCATCTGCTCGGTAGCTTCGATGAATGCGCGTTCGTAATCCAACGATGGACGGCAGGCTTTCATGAATTCATCGATGGAAGGCGGAAAGTCGTACCGGGTTTGCAATCCTCGGGTAATTTCCTCTGGCGTGTAACCTGACAGATCCTCGCTCCACACCTTTTTCGCGTTCAGAATCCCCTCGTCGATACCGCCCGCACCGATTCTCCCAGTCTGCCATTTCGCAGCAAACGCATTGCCGAAACGCCCGTGGAACCGGTCAAAAATCTTGTTAATCCACGATTCCGGCAACCGGTTTATCGGTGTCACATTCGACAAACTCCGCCGTTCCTTCGATTTCTCGTTCATGTCCTTTTTCCTCATCCCTGTGCGCAAAAAGCGATCTTCCCGCTTCCATCATCAGATGCTGCCTGCTCCCGCCGCTTGCTGGCGGAGAACGTGACCGCTTGCCTGGTTTCTCACCAAGCTGAGCAGCATCCGCCCTTTGCCCATTCACTACCCCGAGAACGTAAGCAAAACCTTTGCCCTTGTCCTTCGCGGTACGGGCTGCGTGCATGAATTCGTCAATCGTTGCACCGGCTTCGATCAGCATCAGAAGCTTCGGGTGAGCCGGGTTTATGTCGATAATTCCGATTTTTTTGATTTCGAGGCACACGCTTGCAGCCGGGGTTGGCTTGCCGGTTTTTTCGGTTGCCTCCACGGTGTGTGTTTTTTCCTGTTCCTGTTCCTGTCCCTGTTCCTGTTCCTGCTCCTGGCTTCGGAGGGGCTTCGAAGGGGCTTCCGAGGGGCTTATATTTTTCACATCAAAACCAAGACAAAAATCATTGTTATAAATTTCTATAAACCTATGTTTCATAGGTGTTTCAGGCATCTTTTGTAGCTCTTTCTTTAACCCCGCAATACGGTTATCCCCCTGCTTTAGAGACTCACCTATCTGGTACATTGCCATTTTGATTACAAAAACAGTCTCAGAAGGATCGTCATACTCGCAAAAACCCACCTCAATGAGCCTTCGAAGCCCCTTCGAGGCCCCTTCAAAGGGGATACCCGTCTCATAAGACATGTACAAAACAGGGCAATGAAAAACACCGGTCATGTGCGAATGCGGACTCGTCATTAAGTAGAGCGCAATAATCTGCGCGTCTGCATTTCCACGAATTTTCTTGCCGGTTTCTCCGATCCAGAACTGGGGTGATATTTGTCCGTATTCGCGCATTTTTACTGCTACTCTTCAGATGGCTCTTCTAACGATTCTTTAAGTTCTTTAACAACCTGTTTCAACTTAAAGATCAATGCATCAACGTGCTCCAATGGGATAATTATCAGTTGATCATCATCTCCAAGATCATCCTGCTGTCTTATTACTACTTCGTTTCTAACATTTACATAAACAGCAACAGCGTTAACTTTTGAAATGCACACAGAATCATCATCAGTCCATTTAAAATCTTCACTCATTTTTACAATCTCCTTTTATTGTTGGTAATGCATAACGTTATGCATTGTGCTATAGAGTAGCAGACTGCTGTTTTTCTGCTGGGAATGGAATTACCCTGCATTGCTTAATTGATTCATCGAGCAACCGGCGAATTTCTTTCATTAAGCTAACGGGACAGTGACCAACTTTTAAGTGACCGACAACCCGCTTTTCAGCTTCTGAAGCGTAATCAAGGAAGTCATGCAATTCCTTGATCGCTTTGCTACGTGCTTTTTGACTTCGTAGCTGTGGTGTCAGGTGTATTGTTTCAGGATGTATTGCTGATTTGGATTTGCAGCGTGCGGACGCACTTTTGCTTTGAGCAGCCATGATGGCCTCCTTGTTGATATTTTGATTAATCGCCCCTTTTGAGAGGGCGGCCGAGGGCTCAAAACCGCAACAAGACGGCTGGCGTATTCCCTGCCAAGGCAGGTATTTTATTAGCCCAACACTCGGCCATACAAAAACTATGGACGCAAAAAAACCACGACTTTCGGGCGCGGGGCATTCCGCTTGTTGTAGTGTTTTGAGCACTTGCGCAAAAGAATAATCCCGATTAAGTGCGGTTGTCAAATGAGATTCTAATGAATCCGCTACGTCAAGCGAGAACGTCTTACAAGAATCGAGAATCAGGCTGGAGAACGCAGAGTAAGCGGCGATTAAGCCGCCCGCAAAGAACCCAGTACACCTTGAGAAAGAGGAAGAGAAACATGGCGATGTACTGGGGGGGAAAGCTACAACTACAACACGTCCAATCATCCGTCTACGCGCATAGAAACACGCTGACTGGTGCGGTATATTCAACTTATGAAGATGAATGATTTGCATTCTACCTGACATCATATCCATTTGTAAATGAGTTTTATTCTCATTTGCATTATATGATTAATCATTAGCCCCTCTCTTCTCAGACTCTGCTTCGCGCGGACAATAAATCGCAAAAGTAAGGATCATCAATTCCTGCACGGTTCTGTGAATCTGCTGGCTGGTATTTGTCAGATCTCTCTTCTCGCGCCGATCGATCTTGCCATCTTGAGTATGGTGGCTGAATTTCTCCGATAACTGGCCAAGCTCCGCATAAAGCTGATTGAATTTGCCGAGCAACTCTTCGTGATCACATTCATTCAAATCCGGCAGCTTCACAAAAATGCCGTCCGACTCCTGGCTGATCGCCTCTGCAAACAAAGTGGTTTGCGAAAATGCCTGCAACTGCATCGCGGTATGCACGTTGATCTGCTGCCCTTTGCGCTCATAAACCCGGTTTTCCAGCGCATCTTTCGTCATACCCAGCGCCGCAGCCATGGCTGGCCATCCTCCTGGATAGGCCGTGATCATCTTTGTGTAGGCCTCTCGTGTATCCACCGCTTTTACCTCTGTCTTGTGGTTTTATTTTTCAATCAATGCTTCTAAAGTAACCCTCAGAAAAAAGCAGTCGAGACCGCATATCACGGACGGCCACGACTGCTTAATGGGGGTCTTAGCTCCGGTTCTTCGGCATATCCCGTCATTGACCGGACGGACACGGCTGAGTAAAGGGAGGTTTCTCCGATACCGGTATAATAGGAAGCGCGACCAACCTGCTATAAGTAAAGAAGAAACCATGGAAAAACCAAAATCAGTCATCGGAATGGCCTGGTACCGTGCGGAAGATTACGACGCTATCCTCAGGATCATGTCCGACAGCCACCAATTTCCCGACAGGTTCGACGTATGGCTCGCAAAAGCCGAGGCTTTCGAGAAGGATAGCGCAAGCCATGGTTATGTCGTGGTGCGCGCCGTCATCGATCCCAAAACGTTTCCCGATTGGTGCAAGTCTTGCAACCTGAATGTCGATGCCGAGGCAAGAACCTATTTCGCCAACCTCGCCGCCAGGAAATATGCCTTCAAACTTAGCGGCTACTGAAAAGCCAGCGTCCTGCATAGTTACCTTATTCATCATCAATCTTAAAAAGGAGTTCCCATGAACGATTATTTGTATGAAGACCTTGCCGCTTGCCTTGCCGCGCTCATTAACGTTCTCGAAAAGCATGGGATACCGCATTCCGAAGTCGCCGAAGCATTCCAAGAGCGATTTTTAACCATGCAATCGCTGCATCCAGTGGATACAGAGCAGCTCTTCGTGCTATTACACGCAGTCGCGACTCAGGCGGAAAAGCATGGATCGGACGACTAGAAAATCCCCGGATGACAGCACTTCGTTTTTCTTCAACCGTCATTCTGTACATTTGCCCCCCTACGCTGCTTCCTGGGACTTTGCTGACTCTTGGGTGGCTAGATCTGGCCAGATTTCCCGCCAATCGTTGGGGCGCAAGTCTTTACGCGTTACAAAACAGTTAGTTCTCTGTTCGATCCTGCTACAAATAGCAGGCCCAAAAAATAGCTTACCGTTTGATGAGAGTATTTTTCTTATGTAGCTAATTGATGTTCCACATGAAGTAGCAAATTCATTTTGCTCTTCAATAGATAAAGAATTTATGTGCTGTCTTAATTTATTCATAGCCAGAATTTACCAATTGGTAATCTTTATGTCAATACCAAATGGTTATTTACTTATTGGTTATGAAAATTGATCATGCAAATATGGCTATTGAAAAGAAACCACATAGAAACAAAAAGTTTAATAAATTGCTAGTTGAACAATTTAAAGGAGTTCAGGTAGCCATGGCCAATGCTTTGGGCATATCTCCAAGCCTTATTTCAAGATACGCCTCTGGCAAAGGCATTGGCGAAGACATGAAAACGCTGATTGAGGAAAAACTAAATCTCCAAAGGGGCTGGTTTGATCAGGATGAGAATGCAGAACAACCAATGATAGATTTATCCAACATCAGCCTGGAGAAGATGGAATTCATGAAAGAAATCGCCGCGATGGACGAAGAAGAATTTCACGCAAAGATTGGTGTATTTAAGGCAGTGGCAGCAGTCCCAACAAAGAAAGAATCAAACCACGATAACTAAAATTTCAATGCTCTCAGACTGGTGCGAAACGGAGCCATGCAAGTGCAAGGCAGGGAGTAAATAAAGGGCCAAAAATGAAAAATAAAAAAAAAATATATATCGATTGCTGCAGGAATACTATCCGCATCAATTTCAATGTCCGCAAACGCAGACTGGACAATAAAGAATCTCAGCACTCTCGGAATATCAGCCCGTTCCATCAATGATTCAGGACAAATCGCAGGATCATCTGCTTCTTCTAGCGGCATCTTCCCCGGTCACGTCGTCATTACTGGCCCAGATGGTTTAGGAATAACGGACTTAGGCACTTTTGGATCGTTTAGCAGCTACGTTATCGACATCAACAATTCTGGACAGGTAATTGGAGGAAATTTTAATTCCAAATTATTTATAACCGGAGCAAACGGTGTCGGCATGACAGCTTTGCCCTCCGCATCAGATGCGTTAGAAATGGTACCCACCGTAATCAATGACTCCGGGCAAGTCGCAGGTGGGGTTATTACCGCTTACGACGTTCGTCTTCCCTGCCCTGAATGCGAGCCTATTGAGCGAGCTATTTCTTATGCTTACATAACTGGCCCGGATGGGATAGGAATAACCAATTTAAGTGGTCTTGGCGGTAACAGTAGCATTGCCTACGGCATCAACAATTCAGGTCAGGCAGTCGGGTTCTCTAATTTACCTGATAACATTAATTATCATGCCTACATTACCGGCCCCAACGGCACGGGAGTAACTGATCTGGGCACCCTTGGCGGCAGCACTAGTATAGCTATGGGCATTAATAATTTGGGACAAGTAATAGGGTCGGCGGATATAGCAAGCGGAAATGTAGCTCACGCCTTCATACTGGGATTAATGGCATAGGAATGATCGATTTGGGTACTTTAGGAGGAGACTACAGCCATGCCAGAGCTATCAATGACTTCGGGCAAGTGGTAGGAACATCAAATACTATAGAAGCGAACGGTCCTCACGCATTTCTTACTGGCCACAATGGCGTAGGCATGATTGACCTAAGTATTCTCGAACCTGTAATAGCAGCTGGATGGACTCAACTCACTCCATATTCTATCAATAACAAGGGTCAGGTTTTTGGATATGGTGTGTTGCGCGGCAACTATGTAGCATTTTTACTCACCCCATCTGAGATATCTCCTATCCCAGAACCATCAACCTACGCAATGCTGCTGGCCGGGTTGGGGGTGTTGGGGTTTAGCTTGAAACGCCAGACGAAAAGCAGCTTGTTTAACGCATAAAAAAATCCAGTGCGTCGCTGTAGAAACGCACTGGATAACCCCGTTTAACCTGGTTCTTTTATTCTGGTCAAATAAAAAAACCTTTGCTAATCAATAGGGAGTCTATTAATAAGCATTTTTATTATGCATGAGTATCTGTTTTTTTACAGCCAGGGTAAGCGCGTAAGGGGTTCGGCGTAATTGCAGGCAAGCTGAGAAATCGGGAGGCGCATTTCCCATGGGGTAGGAAACGCGCCTAAAACGAAAGGAACCACAATGAAGAACCGAGTTACCCAGACTTTAAGGAAGCAGGTAACCTGGGGATTAGCTCCACTGGTGAAGGAGAAGCTAGGGTCCAACTGAAATATACCACCAGCTTATGAAGTTTTTGTGACCAAGATTTTGATGATAGTGAAGTTTTTGTGAGCAGGATTTTATGCTGAATAGGAAATAACCCAGTTATCTCACTCCTCAAGGATCGTAAATAACTGGGAGATCGGATGCAGATATGGTCTGAACGAAACTAACTGCATAATGCACTATTCAAAGCATACCGTCTGTACAGTAAACAAAAACAAATCCAGTGCGCCGTTGGCAAAGCGCACTGGATTCCAAATGGTCTTTTATTGTGTCAGATAAAAAACCAGTTTGCCTATATGTCGACACGGGAGGTCGTTTTTGTATAGACAAAATAATTATGTACTAATGCAGAGCCTTGTTCTGTGCGGGAGCGGACATTGGAGCTCGTGCATGCTGCTATTTAGTGTAGGCTGAGGGCACGAATCAACGCTGGGAGATGAGACAAGGTAGCAGAAGCCTTGGATATACCACTGATTGGGATGAGTTGGCAGCGGTAGAAAGTTAGGGGATCTAAAGTTGTTAGAATTACCTGATTAGAAAGATTGTTCAGCCAAGCCCGATTTTTTCTATTATAAGGCGCATACTGACCCAAACAAACCCATCAAAGAGAAACTGCCATGGCC